TAGGGTTGCCGTCATCCGTCGAGCCGGACACCTTCATCACTCGGCCGCCGCTCATGGCTCCGAAGTAGAGGTCACTCCCGAACGAAGCGAAGGACGATGCATTCCAGTTGGTGAAGTTGGACCAAGCTCCCTTGTCGCCGGCCTTGGTGTTCAGCACCCACTGCTTTGACAGAGAGCCTTCAGTCTGAGGCACGTTGAACAGGACCAGGCCCAAATGCAGGACGCCATGCCAGCCGCCGTTGGAACCGTCGAGAGCGGCATCAGAGACGACCCCTGGAGCCACCTTGCCCCAAGGGTCGATGCCCGAGAGGTCGAGCGCCTGGCCGGGGCTGCGCCTCACCGCTGCGGATACGGGCAAGAACCCCTGCCGCGTGATGATGACCAGCTCGCCGCCGACCTTCACGAGGCACTGCCGCCCGATGGGCGGAGCCCCCATGTACTTGCCGACCAGGGAGAACGTCGTTGCCGGGTCGCCCTGATAGACGATGATCTCGCCCGTGGACATCACGAACACGGTGAGATCGTCGGCACCATCCCCGGAGTCCGTCACGGACCAGGAGCCAATCGCCATGCAGAAGCCGCCGCCTGCGATCTGACCTAGGTCGAACTTGGTGAGATCGGTTCCGCCGGCAATCTGCCCTATATTCGCGTACCACACCCAGGCCTGCCCGTTCTCGCAGAACCAGAGCCGGTTGCGCACCAAAGCGATGTTGACAAGGTTGGTGATGGTAAGGCCGGAGCCGTCCCAGGGATTGGCAGCCAAGCTCGACCCGTCATAGACTTGCGGCGCGTCCACTCCGTTCACGAACTGCAGGCGGTTGTTGTAAAGTGCAGTCTGCCAGCGTGCTTCCGTGAAGCCGTCGTCAAGCTCCGTTGCGGAGCCTGTGGAAGTCACGTCGTAGATCGCGTCGCCCCCGGCTGCAATCAGCTTCGTTGTCGAGAAGCCGACGAACGGTGCAAGCGTTTCAACCTCGCCGGAAGCAACGTCTGTTGCGTGTTCCTCGATGCCGCCGCGGAACCTGAGCTGTCCATCTCCGGGCACCCAGTTTTCCAGCACGCGTGCTTCATTCGGCTTGAGCGCCGTGATATCATTGCGCAGGTTCAAGCCGCCATACGGGGCCGGCAAAGTGAAGGACTTGCCTTGCTCGAACGTGGTGGGGCGGAACTTGACTTGAGGCGCCTTGCGGCGCGAGAGGAGAAGCGCCATCAGGAGCCGAAGCCCGTGTCTGGGAGATTTCCGTACCCGACCCCAAGGCGCGGAGCCGGGCACCCAAGGTCGATGACACCACGCCCACCGTTGTCCGCCTGCAGCGCCTCGATCAGACTCTCGCGCCTTCGATACTCCGGCTCGAACGGCATCCCCTTAGCCTGCAGGAACCTCCATTTCAGGTCCGCCGCCAGGAGGTCTTCATCAAGCCGGGAAGTGTCGTTGTCAGCCGTCCACTCGTTGGATAGCGTGCTGTCAACCTGCTTCGTCACCCAGTTCTTGGAGTAGAAGTCGAAGGCCAGCGTATCGCCGTCCGTGGTCGGCGTCGGGTACACGGTGAACAGGTTGCCCCGGATCATGAAGTAGCGGGTTGAGTCCGCCCAAACCGAGATCCCCGATAGGAGCCACTGATACACGAAAGACGGGATAGGCCCATGCATCCGCCATTGATTTGCCCTATCCCACTGGGACATATTGGCGAAGGCGCGGAAGCCGGAAGGCAGAGCGTAGGTGGCGGTCCCGTTCACTGTCGTGAATGTGTGCTCCGTGATCAGTTCCTGCCAGCGGTATTCCTTCTCCAGGTCCTGCCCGCATTCGTCGGCAAGAGCCACCACAAGCGTTGCGGTGAGATCCGGGTTGCCGTAGAAAGAGGATGGGATCTTGAAGCCGGAGAGGTCGCGTAGGGCTCGCTGTGCGATAGTGAGCAAGGACATTTGTGATGCGCCGTGATGTGTTGATAGCCGTCTGCTTGCTCACGCCGTTCTTTGTGGCTGAGTTCTTCTTCGGCCTGAGAGGGGCGGAGGTCGCCTACACCGCTTTGTCTGCGTTCGCTTTGGGCTTCGCGACGCTCTACCCAAAATTCTGCAGGAAGGCGGCCATTCCACCAGATGCCGGCTCACTGGCATCATCGGCAGATGCAATCCTTCGCCAGCCGCGCGGAGGCGCCGTTCGGAACTTCCCGTCGTCACCACGATAGCCGTGGCCGTCGCGCCTTATGCTCTTCTGACCGGCTGGGGAAACCCACGTCTCAACTTCTCCCGGCGCAGTGGGTGCATTCCGCTCCATGCGGAAATTGGGGTCGTTCCTTCTCTCATCTAGAGTTGGGCCGCCCTGACGCTGACGCCCAAGTATGGTGTTGAGTCTACCGCGCTCAGCCTCTGCCTGCGTAAGTGATGATGGCCTAGCCCTGGGGCTGCCACCAACGCTGTGGCCTATGGTGTGGCCCAATGACCCTGCTGCCATGCCATACCCGAGACGGGACAAGCCTTCACCAACAGCCGCCCGCCCACGGGCAATCTGCAACCGTTGGACGTTCGCCTCGCTGGGGTCGGCGTTCACTGCTTCGGATGCCGCGGTCAGTTCCTGACGTGCCGGACCGGCAAGGCCGAATTCGGTGGCCACATGCTCAATGCCGCCGAGTGCCGGTATCGGCACACCCTCAACAGCTCTACCCGTCATCGACGGACGATAGAGTTCGGATGCCGGAGGCACATTCCCAGCGTTGGGGGTGTATGGATGCGGCCCGGTCGATTGAGGGTCGGCCCTGAATGGCTCGACGCGCGCACGGTTGCCCTCGGACCAGAACCGATTGAGGCGTCCGACGCGGCCGGGGATATCGTCTGCGGGGATTGGCTCGCCCATGACTGAATCGGCGGTTGCGGCACGGGTGCTCGCTGCAGCTCCAGCACGACGCCCGAGGGCGCTCTGCATCTTGTGACCCGCTACGTAGCCAAGGCCCGCTCCAACATACGGCCCCGCAGAAATCGAACCCTTCAGGAACCTAGACAGGAGGCTATCATCAATCTCCCTGAGGCGCTGGGAGCCTGCCTCACGCTCGGCCGCTTTGCGATTGCCCTCAGCCGTAAGCCGCTCATTTTCCTTGATCCTGGCTGCTGCCTCTGCAGCCTTGGCCTCTGCCTCTTTGAGGGCGGCTGCCGATGTGGCCGACTTGTTTGCAGCGTCCGCTCTGGCCATCTCAGCCGCATCGAAACGTGCCTTGGCATCCTGCGTCGCCGGCCCCATGTTACCATCGATAGGACCTCGATAGTACCCAGCATCCTTGAGTTGTTGCTGTAGCTGGCGCACAGCGTCAGACGCTTCTGCCGGATCAGGGACCAGCGGGCCGCGGCCGTGTGCGGTCTCAAAGCCGACGCCAAGGCCAGCCCCGGTTGCGAACTGGCGCGGCACCGTATTGAGTGCGCCAGCAGCGCGCAGTGGCCCGGTGAGACCGCCCATCACCTGTCCGCCGAGCAGGAGGCTGGCCAAATCTCCCCCCGTCCGATAGGACGTATCCAAGTTGCGGTTCTCGGTCTGTTGGTCGATATCCTCCAGAGCTGACTGCGGCATGAGCGGACGCGCCACCATGCCCTCGCTCGGCCGCCCGCGCGAGAACCAATCAGGGAGCGGTCCAGCCTCAGAGATTCGGCCTGCGGTAGGCATGGGCGCCCCGTAATCGATGCTGCCGGCCGCTCCAGGGTCAAGCTCGCCAGATCTGAGCATCGACGCCATCGACAGTGCGCGCGTCCGCTGGGGGTCAAGCCCCTCCTGCAGGATAGCTGCTAGATTGGGCGGGAGGATAGGCTCGGCCATCTCTATAACGCCTTTTGTCGTTAGGCTTCCGGCTGGGCTTCAGCCTTGGGACGGCCACGCCGGGGCTTGGGAGCCTCTACAGGCCCTTCGTCGGTCTCAGCAGGGACAGGGGCCGGGGGAGCGACAACGGCCATCAGGGCCGCGATCTGGGCCTGCGCTTCGGCAAGCTGGCGCTGCAGGTCGGAAACGTCCGGAGCATCAGCCGCCCGCGTCACGGCGGCATCCCGCACCACAATCAGGTGCTCACGCGCCTTCCGGCGCCAGTCCTTCGCCCCGAACCCGACGTTCTGGCACTGCGTATCCGACATGTCCGCAAGCTGCTCAAGGGTCAGGAAGCCCATGAGCTTCAGACGCGCAATGAAGTCCTTGCCGAGGAAGCTGGCGTCCTCTATGGGCGTGCCGGCGATGTTGTGCTCGGTCGCAGTCGGAACCTCGGGCACGGTACGCTGCCGGTTCTTCTCGAACAGAGCCCAGGCGGCCGAATATTCCTTCTTGATCTTGTCTCCGACAGGGCCGGGCGGCACGATGCTTGACGTGGGCTCGGCGATGCCCGGCACCATCGTCTGGAGCGATATGACCTGGCGCTCCTTTTTGTCCCCGTTCTGGTCCGTCCATGTCTTCGTCCACTCGACGAAGCGGCCGACAACCTTGGAATTGGGAGTGTTGGGTGGTAGGAAGATGTCCTGCATGTTTTCTCCTGTTTGCTATTTCGATGTGGCGCGCATCACGCGTAGCCGTAGAGTGCCCAGTTACCAGAGGCGATATCGGAGGCGACGCCAGCGCCGGTCTGAAAGAAGAACAGTACGGCATTGGTATCTTGGGCGTTGTGCCGGAACCCACCCCCGCCCACGATCACCTTTGTGGTTGCCGCACCTGAGCTCAAATGCACTCCGTCCCATTGCAGCTTCGGGAACGCCGCAGCCGATGGAGCCATCAACGTTATCTGAACGGATATGCCGCCCTCGGTCGCCACGTTGGAGACGTCAGCTCTTGAGATCTCTATCTCCGAGTCCGCAGCATCAGAGACGTTATCTGCCAAAGCACCCACTCTCGGGTCTATGATCAGCCAGCTATAGTCGCTCGCTCCGGAATCGTAGTTGCTCCCCCCATCGGTGGAGAGCCGCACCGCCAAAGCGGTAACGTCAGTTACCGGAATGAAGTTGGACAGTACGAACCGGAAGCCTCGATAGGCCGTGAAGCTTGTCAGCACGATGGGGAGCGTGGCAGCGTTGGTGACGGTGCCGGAGTTGAGCAGCACCAAGCCTGGCGGAGCCGCTTCCAACGTATCGACTCGCCCCTCTACCTCATCAATCGCAGTTTGTGCGTCGGTTGCCGTGAGACCAGATGTAGCGTTATCGTATGATACGGCTGACGCGTCGTGAGCATCGCTCGTATCGTTGATATGATCGGTTAGCGCGGTCGGCGTCGCCCCGAGGATGGCCGCCTCTATGGCGTCCGCCCGCCTTGCAGAGAACCCAGCATCGACCAGGGCTTGCGTCAGGGCGGACATGGGATCAGTAGAACACTGCCCAGTTCTTATCGTTGATGCCGATGAAGTGCGCGGCCATGTTGGGCGGCAGCGTCAGGGCACCATCGGCCGCGGCGTTGTTGAGCTTGCCGCCGGAGCGGGGATAGACGAGCAGGCTCTCGCTGCCGTGGCCGTTGACGATCACCACCTCATCGGCGAGGTTGCCGGACGGCAGGAGCACGCCAGAGCCGGCCGCAACGGTCGTCACCATCACATAGTCGGCGGTGATCTCGGCCGCGGTTGCCTGCGTGGTGCCTGCTGCCGACATCTCAGCGTAGGTGCCCTTCGTGGGCTGTCTCAGTGCCATCTAGGCTGCCTCCAAGATTTCATCGTTGAGCCACAAGCTGCGCTCCGCAAGCCACTCGTTTGCATAGGGCACGTCGCGGTAGCCTTCGAACCACGGACCACCTTCCGTGAAATGCACCAACTTGGGGTTTACGCTTGCATCGGTATGCCCAACCAGGAAATTCCAAGCCGGATCGAGCGCGCCGATCTCATCGTCCTTGAGCCAGCAGAACCGGTGCAAGTCACGGCCCGGAACCGTGTTGATCAGTTCCACCGTCAGCGCCTCGTTTGCAGGGTGCTCGCAATTGAAGAGCATCACGCTGGACCAGTTCTTGCGGGCGTAGAGCGTCTGCAACTGACCGTCCATCTTGACGCCCGGTGGTGGCTCATGCCGATGCTGGACGCACATGACCGCCTTGGAAGGATCAGCCTGATTGAACAGTTCGTTTACGTCGGCCCTCGCGAGGATGTCGCTGTCACAAAACAGCGCCCATCCTTTCTTGGCCAAGATGGGAGTGAGAAATCTGGTGATCGCGAACTCAGTCGCCATCGGCGCCTCGGAGATCGTGTCCCAGAGGCGGCCGTCACGACGCTCAGTGAAGCGCCAGTACAGCCCGGCATCCCTCACATCATCCAGGCAGATGGCCTTGACCGGAATGTCACCGGACAGTCTGCGAAGTGAGTGCCGGCAGACCGCGAAGGCTTCCGCCTCGCGCGGATCGAAGCCGATGTAGATGGACCTCATTCCGTCCCCATGTTGGTGACCATCGTCTGCAGCAACCCGTCGCCATGCAGCTTGATGTCGAGATCGTTGACGCGCTGGATCATCTCCAGGAAGTCGGTCGCGTAGCTCTGGAGGACATAAGACGTGCTGAACGTGCGCCCGCCGCACTGATACGGCACCACGTCCTGCCTCTCGCCGGCATGCTTGCCGGCATGCTGCTCAACGCCGCCACCAGCAAACGAGCAATCCATGCCGTGGATCGAAAACCGCCGGTAGCCCATGGCATACAGCAGCGAGATGGACCTTAGCCCTACCGAACCGCCACCCGTGATGACGTTACCAGGGTTCTCCCCGAGATCGTCGATCAGATAGGAGGAATGCTGAGCCGATGCGATATGCCAGAGCGCGATGTCAGCGTCCGGTCCAAGCTTGTCGAACAGAACCGGATGCACGCAAGAGGCCAGCAGATAGCGTGTGCTCTCATGACACTTGTCGATGTTGTCGGCCTTGTGAGCGCGCGGGTCGCACTCGATGTGGTAGGCTGGCGCAACCCCTCGCTCAAGCAGAAAGTCATGCGCGCCTGAGACCGAAATCACATCGGCGTCGGGCGTCAGAGATTCAATACGCAGGTCTTCAATCGTATCGACAAGCGACGGGCCATAGCAGGCAAGCACAGCAAGGCGACCATGCGCAGGAGACACCGGGGCACGATCCTTGTAGCGTTCTATAGCCGCCTTGGTCTGCTCCCAACGCACTTCGGCGCTGACCACGCCAACGGCCTTTAGACCATGCATCGCAAGCTTGGGGCCGCCGATGACGTTCAGGACATCCCCTTCTATCCTGAAATCGTAGATCCGGAACCGCTGCTCGATCATCTGCCGCCAGTAGCGCGGCTCATGTCCGGCTTTCAGGTCAATGACGAACATCGTCGCCTTGGAGGTCAGGCATGCGATGTTGTGAATTGCTGCCGCCACGTCAGTCATGCGTTCCAGTATCCAGACGACAGCCTGGAGGTCGGCAACTTCATCGTCTACGCCTTCCCACATGTTCACAGTCGAGATGTTCGAGTACGCGTCGGCGTAACGGTTCACCGTTGCCTTGGCACTCTCAAGCTGCTCGGCCCAGTCTGCCGGCGGTGTGCGCCGTTGGGTCGGCCGCTTGCCCGGAAG